TCGGCGCGGGAAAGATACAAAAGGCTACGTAATACATCTTAATAATTTGTTCAGAGAAAATCAAAGACCGGGTGTGGCAGACCTTACCAAAATTCTCTCCGGAAAGCCTGACCTACTTACTTCAAAATTTAAAATTAATTTCTCTATGATACTCAAGCTTATTTCTAATAATAATAATAATTTTGTCAAATTCGTTGAAGATAGTATGCTAAGCGAAGCAATCTCAAAAGAAAAATACCAAGTAGAAAAAATATTACATGAAAAAACAGAAGAACTTAAGAAATTTAATTTTGATTTCTTTAAAACACCAAAAGATACTTTAAAAAAATATAAAGAATTAAGCGATAAGGTGGGATTTTTGGGTGGAAAAAAGCGCAAAAAAACTCAGAGAGAAATGACTACAATAACACAATCATCCAAAATTTTTATGGAAGAATATAAGCGATATATTTCGTGGCTTAAAAAATTAGATGAAGCTAAGAAATTGGAAAAAACAATTAGTAATATTGATTGTTATGTTTCTAATGAAATAGCAAAACATTTAACAATTTTACAGACAGAAAATTTTATTGAATCTGGAGAGAATTATAAAATGTCTCTCACTGAAAAGGGGAAAATGGCGACAAATATTAATGAAGTTCACTGCTTGGCAATGGCTGAAATGATTAATGATGATTTATTTGATAGTTTAGATGTGTATCAGCTTGTTTCTCTATTCAGTATATTTTGTGATATGAGATTATCTGATGAAAATAAAATTTATTCCGTAGGTAATGTAAATTGCGATGACATTATAAAATCAAAGGTAAAGATAGTTAAGTCAATGTTTAATAAATATTATGACTACGAAACTAAACATGAAACTGAGTTTATGTTTAATTATAATATTCAATATGATTTGATAGAATTAGTTTATAATTGGAGTAAAAGTGAGGATAGTGAGCGCTGTCAACATTTATTAAAAGATATGGAACAATGGGACATATTTATTGGAAATTTCTCCAAAGCCATCTTGAAAATTTGTAATATTGCATCCGAATTAGAAAACGTATGTAAAATGACAAATAAATATGATCTATTAAAAAAAATTAAAGATGTACCCGGTATTTTACAAAAGTTTATGATAACAAATAGCTCATTGTATATTTAATATTACATTATTTATTTATAAATACTTCCGATATATAGTTTGGTATAATATATTCAGATGGTCTATAATTGTCGTCTATCCATTCTAATATTAAGGGACACGTCGCAGCATACGGTGCGTTACTTGTCCATTTTGATTTATTTAAAAGTGTTTTTAATTTTTTTATTCTGTTTACAATACCGCCGGCATTTCTAGGCTTAATATGTTTTAATGCCCATTCAAATTGCATAGACTCTATTTTTGTTGGAAATCCGTGTATAATACATATATGTTTCCAACCGGGTCCTTTACTTGTCGTATATTTCGCACCACCTTTTATTTCTCCATTATGCGCGCGTAATCTTTTTTTAACATTGTTTGAAACACCAACATATGTATATCCTTTATTTTCAATGATATAACACGACCAATCCATAATTTATAAATTGATGATATTTAATATTTAATATTTAATATTATCTAACTATTTTAAAAGTGGTTTAATGGAAATGGATAAACATTTAAAAGAGGTATATGGTTTTAATAATTTTCGACATAAACAACGAGATATTATTTGTGATTTGATTAATGATAAAGATACAATTGCCATCTTACCTACTGGTGGCGGAAAATCACTTCTATATCAATATCCAGCGACTTTTACTAATAAAATAACTATTGTCGTTTCACCTTTAATTTCTTTAATGAATGACCAATGTAGGCACTTAAATCTAAAAAATATTAAAGCTGTAGCTTTAAATTCAGAAACGTGTGTACCAGTTAGTGAATATGTTAATTATAAAATAATATATACAACACCAGAGTTTATGATGTCAAGGATACCGGCATTCAAACTGATTAAAGGAAACATAGGATTATTCGCAATTGATGAAGCACACTGTGTTTCACAGTGGAGTCATGATTTTAGACTCAGTTATCAAAAGTTAGGATTATTAAAAACAGAGTTTCCTGAAATACCTCTATTGGCTGTAACCGCGACAGCAACACCAAATGTATTGAAAGAAATGAAAAAATTTTTAAATATTCTAAATCCTAAAGAATACTCCTTGGGAACTAGGCGAGAAAATCTCATGATAAAAGTATTACCAAAAAGTCAATTTTCAAATTGTATTATAAATGAACCTACCATTGTTTATGTTCAAACACGTAAATTATGTGAAAGTTTAAATGACGATTTTATTAAAAAAGGAATAAAATCCACATTTTACCATGGTGGTATGGAAAAACACGAAAAAAATAGAAGCCACGAACTATTTGTTACAGGTGAAGCAATAGTTATTGTTGCCACAATTTCTTTCGGTATGGGTATTGATAAATCTGATATTAGACATGTTATAAATTATGGCGTTCCCGCAAATATAGAAAGTTATTATCAAGAAATAGGTCGTGCCGGTAGAGATGGTATAGATAGTAAAGCTACGATATATTACAAAGATAGCGATTTCTCAACAACCGCATATTTAATATCACAATCACAAGATATTGACCAAATTAAAATTAAAACCAGAAATATGAAAATTTTTCAGAGTTATTTACAAGAGAATAATATCTGTAGACAACAAATGATTGATTATTATTTCAAAACCGGTAATTTAGCATCAGAGGAAGATGTTATCGATATTGAAAAATGTAATAAATGCGATAATTGTTTAAGAACAGATAAAATAGAATTAACCGACATTAGTGCTGATGCTAAGCGAATTGTTGAAAATATAAATAATATATATAAACAAATAGGACATACATTGGGTATGACAAAAACTATAAAATATATTCAAAAATATAGTAGAGGTCCAAAGGTTACGGGCGCTTATATAAAAGATATTATTAACATACTTATCCGAAAAGATGTGTTATGTAGTAAGAAAATTGGTTATGGTTTTGTTGTAGAGATTGGTAAAAAGAAACTAGAAGACATATTACCCCTTAATTCACGAATAAACAAAACATATATGAAGAAAACATACGCGGGTAGTAAAATCAGAGAAAATATTCATTTAACTAAAATCATGGAATTAAGAAATTCTATTGCGAAAAAATACAATATTTTACCATCAGAATTTATTAATGATATGGTATTGATGAATATCGAAAGAAAAACCAACATCATTAAATGAATTGTGGAATGTTGACGGCATATCAAATAAGTTTATTATGACAGAGCAATGTGCTGATTTTCTTGAAAAATATATAAGTTTGACAAAAAAATATAATAGTTTTAAGATGTCTTTTCCATTAAAGAATAGCAAATCAAAAAAATCGACTAAAAAACCAAAAAATCGCGATATAATATTTAATCTTTACAAAAATGGTAAAAGTTTAAAAGAAATATATAACTCAATGAGTATCAAAGAGCAAACGATTGACGCGCACATATTACATATATTTGAACATTATGATGACGTTGATATAGATATGGATTATTATGATTTAACTATTGAAAAAGAAGATAAAATTAAATCAGCCATAAAACAAGTGGGATTTACAAAATTAAGACCAATTAAAGATATAGTTGGAAATAAAATAACATATGGTCAAATTAAATTATGTTTATTGGCAATGAAGATTGAAAATGAATGAAAATGGTGGCTAAGAAAACAATGATATGATATATTAAATTGAATTGGTTATTATAATTGTTTTAATATTATAAAATACTATGGAAAAAAATATGATTCGACATGCCTGGTTTTCACAAAAACAAAAAGAAATTATTTATAATATTAAAAGGGATGAAAGTATTAAACCACATACACACATATATTTAACCATTTATGATAAAGAGGTAGAAGCAACTGAAGTTTCTCTAAGTAAACGCGAACATGAAAAATATTTTCCAGATTCTGTATATCTTGGACAAGTAAAAAAATGGGTAAGATCAAAATATTAAAGTAACAAAGTAAAAAATATAAATAAATTGATTTAAAAAATACTTATTTTTTATTATTACAAATAAAAAATAATATGCCTAGTAAATTAAATTTGAATGACCCCATCCAAGCTCGTCTTTATGAGAATGCTATAACAGTGAAGAATTCTAAGATTGAAATTTTCAGGAAGAAATTAAATTCTGTTCATCCTCTTATCATTCCGAAGAAAGATAATATTTCCGGCTTCAGACGGAGTTCAATTCGAATTGCGCCAGTTAAACATTAAATCAACACATGCCCAATTAAGTTTCTTATCGAAATATATTTGGTCCAAAATTAAATCATCATTTAAATAGTTGGTTTGATATAAGAACTTTTGACTTTTAAAAGGAATATTTGTTTTTTCAAATACTTTTTTTTTAAATTCAACCATCGTTGTAGTACTTGTGACATCTATTTTATAAGTTTTACCGTTATTTGTACATCTATCTTTTACAAAGATTTGATACATTATAATATTAATTGTTTTAGATAATAAATAATATTATATCAATTTATATGAATGATAAATTTAAAAATATTCAAGATAATTTAAATGAAATTATGAGTGAAATAAGTAAGGAAAAAGAATATAATGACAATATTGAAACAAATAGTTTGAAAAAATTAAAAAAAATAAACAAAAAAATTAATACCTATGATTCAAGTGAATGGCAAAGAAGTTATGTGATTAAAAATTTAAAAGAAACATTAAATTCTTTATTTTATATTGTTCAATCACAAAATAAAAGAATAACCAAATTAGAAAAACAGATTGAAACGATACATGAAAGAAAAAACGATATCTAATAATAAAACCAACGATGCCATTTTAATATTTTTTATAAAAACAAAGTATGCAGAAATCAAATATAATAAACCATGTAAATAGCGCGTTTCATGCCAGAATACTTTCGCTACTTGGTTTTCTACATTTGAACCTGTAATACCTTTAAACATAAATCCAGAACCCATCATAAATAATATAATTGCTAAATAAATATTAAATTTCTTGTAAAAGTTTCTAACTATTACAATTATCATTATTCTTGCTATGATACATAATAACCATAAAGGGTGTATTTTTACCATTATATATTACGATAAGAATAATTTTGATGGGGGTATGGGGGACACGTCCCCCAACAGATGTCTAAGAAGAATAAAAGGAAAAATGAGAGGAAAAGTGAGAAGGAAAGAGTAAAATAGAGTGGTGAAATAAAAGGAGAGATGAGGAGTGTGAGATAAGAATGGGAAGATGTA